ACCCTGCACAGGGCCAGTCCCCCGCGGACCCGCCCGCCGAGCCGGCGAAGAACGACCCGCCCGCCGACCCGCCCAAGCCCGACGGCGACACGACGGACTGGAAGGCGCAGGCGCGCAAGTGGGAACAGCGCGCCAAGGACAACGGCAAGGCCGCCGCCGAGCTGGAGAAGCTCAAGGCGTCACAGATGACGGAGCAGGAGAAGGCCGTCTCCGCCGCCGAGAAGCAGGGCCGCACGGCCGCCGCCCTCGACTACGGCAAACGCCTCGCCGCCGCCGAGCTCCGCGCCGCCGCCGCAACGAAGGGCGTCGACCTGTCCGTGATCGGCGACCTCATCGACACCTCGAAATTCGTCGACGACGCCGGCGACGTCGACACCGACGCCATCAAGAAGGCCGTCGACAAACTCGCCAAGACCAAGGGCGCCGGCCGCGGGTCTGGGGACTTCCCCGGCGGCACCGGCGCCGGACAGCCCATCACCGAAGAGCAATTCGCCCGCATGACGCCCGAGGAGATCACCGAAGCGCACGCGGCCGGAAAGCTCAACCACCTGCTGTAGACCCGCGCCGGAAACCCGGCCGGGCAGAAAGGACACCAACATGGCAATCGTCCGGTTCCGGCCGGAGTTCTGGTCCGCGCTGCTGCTCACGTCGCTAAAGAAGTCGCACGTGTACGCCGCCCTCTGCAACCGCAACTACGAGGGCGAAATCCGCGCGGCCGGCGACACGGTCCGCATCACCAGCATCTCCCGCCCCACCATCAACACCTACGCCCGCAACACCGACATCTCCTACGAGGAGCTGACGGACGCACAGCGGACCCTGGTCGTCGACCAGGAAAAGTACTGGGCGTTCACCCTCGACGACGTCGACGCCGCGCAGGCCCGCGCCGACGTCGTCCCCGAGGCCATGTCCGAATCGGCCTACGGCCTGCGGGACGTGGCCGACCAGTTCGTCGCGTCCCTGTACACGGGCGTGCAGGCGGCGAACGCGCTGGGCACCCGCATCGTGGACGCGGCCGGCGAGGCCTACGACACCCTCGTCGACCTCGGCGTCAAGCTCGACGAGGCCAACGTCCCCGCAGAAGGCCGCTGGGCGGTCATCCCGCCGTGGTTCCACGGCCTGATGCAGAAAGACGAGCGGTTCACCGACCTGTCCGCCAGCGGCGACCGGACCCTGCACAACGGCCTGATCGGCGAGGCCGCCGGGTTCAGGCTCCACAAGAGCAACAACACCCCCAACCCCACCGCCGACCACCGCGTGGTCATGGCCGGGGTCCCGCAGGCCATCACCTTCGCCGAGCAGATCCTCAAGACCGAGGCCCTGCGCTCCGAGGTCCGGTTCGCCGACCGCGTGAGGGGCCTGCACGTGTACGGCGCCAAGCTGCTGCGCCCCGACGCCCTCGCGACCGTCGTCGCCGACCCGAGCACCTGACAGGAGGCCCAAACATGGCGACCACGAACGTCCCCTACTCCAACCTCGTCCCCAACGGCAGCCTCGCCAGCCCTGCCGGGACCGCGATCACCTCCGGCGCGGGTAACGGCGGCCAGATCACCGCCGCGCGGCCGGAACTCACCGTCATCCGCCTGTCCAATGCCTCCGGCGGTGCCGGCACCGCGACCGTCAAGGCCGGGGACTACCCTCCCGCGCTCGCCGCCGGGCAGGGCGACTTCACCACGGGCAGCATCGCCAACGGCGCCACGGTCTACCTCGGCCCGTTCGAGTCCGGCCGATTCATCCAGTCCGACGGGTCGATGATCGTCGAGTCCTCCGTCGCGCTGACGATGACCGCGTTCAAGGTCCCCAGGAACACCTGATGGGCGCCGAACACGAAACGGCCTACTTCCGGGGGGAGGGCGGGTCCGTGTTCGCGATGGACCTGCCTCTCCCGGAGGTCATGGCCGAGAAGCTCGTCAAGGGGTACCTGCGCCGCGTCAACGAGGACGGAACCCCCTACGCCGAGCCGGTCGAGAACGGGGGCGAGGACGGCGAGGTGACCCGCCCCACGCAGTCCGCGCCGAAGGCCGAATGGGTCGGCTACGCAGTGCGGCACCCCGACGAGTCCCGGCGCATGAGCCCGGACGACGCCGAGGCCCTCACCAAGCAGGACCTCATCGACCTGTTCGGAAAGGACGGGTAGCGCATGGCCCGCACCGCCGTGACCGCGACCCGCCTCACCGGCGCCGGGATCGACCCCGGAGACGTCGACGTCGCCGCCCAGACCACCGACGGCAACAGCTTCGCCTGGACGGCGAACGCGCTGCTGTACGTGCTCAACGGCGACGACGCCGAACTCACCGTCACCGTCCCCACCCCGGTGACCGTCGGCCGCGGCGCCCTGGCCGTGGCGGACACGACCATCACCATCCCCGCCGGCGAGTACCGCATCGCCGGGCCGTTCGGCCCCGAGCATGTCCAGACGGATGGGACGGTGCACGTCAATTACACGGGCACCACCCCTACGGGTGTGATGGTGGCTGTGCTGGATGCGGCGAGGGCCTGATGGCGTACGCGACCGCGGACGACCTCGACGACTACGTCGACACGGTCCCCGCGAACGCGGCACGGCTCCTCACCCGCGCGTCCCGCGTTATCGACGGGGCGCTCAAATGCGCCGTGTACGACGTCGACGAGGCGGGGGACCCTACCGACGCCGACGTGATCACCGCCCTCAAGGACGCCACCTGTGAGCAGGCCGCGTACTGGATCACGCAGGGGTCGGACGAGGGCATTCCCAACGGGTACACGTCGGTGAGCATCGGGTCGGTTGCACTGGCCGGTGGGCAGACGGGGAACGGGGGCGGGCCCGGGACCGTGTCCGGGGAGCTGTGCGCGCAGGCGCGGCAGATCCTCGACACGGCCGGGCTCCTCAACTTCGCACCCTGGACCTGGTGATGGGCGCAATCCCCGCGTTCCTCCTCCGGCACAGCGTCAGCGTCGAGGCGTACGAGGGCGAGGGCCCGTTCGGCACCGTGTACGCCGCGGCGGTGGACGTCCGGTGTTTCCGGGACGACAAGCGGCGGCTCGTCCGCGGCAAGGACGGCTCCGAGGTGACCTCGGAGACGACGCTCTACATGCGGCTCGACGAGACGTGCCCGGTCGGATCCAGGGTGACCCTCGACGGCGGCACCGGTAACGAGCGTGTGAGCACGGTCATCACGGCGTCTCGGCGGGACGGCGGCGGCCTCCCCACCCCCGACCACCTCGAAGTCACCCTCACGTAAGGAGGTGCCATGCCGCAGTCCGTACGCATGACCTGGAACGGCGACCTCGCCGACGAGCGCGCCCGCGCGGGCGCCGAACGCGGCGTCGCCCTCGCCGTCGAGCACCTGCTCGGCGCGTCCCGGCAGGTGGTACCTCTCGAAGAGGCGACCCTCGAACGGTCCGGCGTGGCGACGACGGACGGGTTGGAAGGCGCCGTGTCGTTCGATACGCCGTACGCCGTCATCCAACATGAGCGCCTCGACTTCCGGCACGACGAGGGCAGGACGGCGAAGTATCTGGAGGGCCCCGCCCTCGAAGAGGCCGACGCAATGCGGGACCTGATCGCCGCGCAGGTCAGGCGGGCCCTCCGTTGACCCTCGGCGAGGAGTTCGCGCAGCTCCTCGCAACCCGCGGACTCGGCACATTCAACGCCGACGGGTCCGCAGGCGGAACCATCTTCCTCGCCGCGCTCCCCACCACGCCCGACCGGTGCAAGGCCGTCGCCCTGTACGGCGGCGTCGAGTCGTCCACGCTGCTCGACTACGACGAGCCCCGCGTCCAGATCCGTTGCCGCGCAGGCACCGACCCCCGGCAGGCCGAGACCGACGCCCAGGCCGTCTACGACACGCTCCACGGCCTCGGCCGGGTGACGCTCTCGGGCGGGACGTGGCTGCAGCTCGCCGTGGGGATCCAGGCCGGCCCGGTCTATATCGGCCGGGACGCCAACGGCCGCCACGAGTACGTCACGAATTTCCGTGCCGAGATCTCTCGGCCGTCCCCGAACCGCACCACCTAAAGGAGGGCGTATGACACTGCGGAAGATCAACGCCAGGGACATCATCATCGAGGTTGAGACCGCCGTGACGGACACGTGGGCGGGGATCCGGCCCGGCCTGACGTCCGCGACGATCAACCCGGGCGAGAACGAAGAGGTCGCCGACACCACGACCTACGGGTCCGAGGGCGAGTACGAGCAGGAGGTCATGCAGCGCGGCGCCACCATGGAGGTGGAAGCCAAGATGCTCAAGGACGACGTCACCGGCGTCTTGGACACCGGGCAGGCCCGCGTCGAAGTCCTCGCCACCAAGAAGGGCGTCGAGTCCCTCGGCCGGATCAGGTTCCGCCACCCGATGGACACTGAGTGGCGTATCTGGACGTGCACCGCCACCCTCGGCGAGCAGGGTGGCGAGACCAACGACAAGACGAGCTGGGGCGCCACGTTCACCAAGTCCGGCCCGTCGAGTACTGCGGCGGTTGTGTGATGGACACCCCCACCCCTCACACCCCTCAGCCGGACGAGCCCGACCTCGACGCCCTGGAGGCCGCTGAGGAAGCGGCCGAGGTCGAGGGTTTTGACGCCTGGCGCGCGCAGCAGCAGGCAAGGCGCGCCGGCGGACGGAGCACGACGGTGTTCGGCCGCGTCGTCACCCTGCCCTCGTCCATGCCGCTGGGTTTGTCGATCAGCATGGACAACCTCAGCGGCTCGTCCGACATCAAGGACGTCCGGAAGGTCGTCGGGGCCCTGTTCGGCAAGGGCGCCCTCGACCATTGGATCGCCAGCGGCGTCGACCTGTTCGAGTTCGAAGTGCTCATGGCTTGGGGTGTGGCCTCGGCCAACGGGCAGCACATCACCTTCGAGCGGGCCGCCGAGCTCGTCAAGGAGGCCGAGGCCAGGAAGGCGGCCCGGGGAAAAGCCCGCCAGGGCAAGAAGAAGGCTCGCCGAAAGCGGTAGCGGTCTGGCGGTGGATCGCCCGGAAATGGCCGCTGATCGTCGCGGACTTCCGCCGCGAATACGGCATCTCGGCCGATGAACTCTACGACCTGAACAGCCGTGAATTCCTCTGGCTGCTGTCGGGCCTTTCCGGCGAATCGCGCTGGGCGCAGGCCACCGCGAACGAGCCCGTTGAACTAACCGGCGAGAGCGCTCGCCACTTCCTGCGCAACCTCTAACCCGCACCACACAGCCCCAGGGGGTGATGCCCCATGGCGCTGACCATCGGCGAACTGGTCGCCTTCCTCGAAGTCGACAACCGCGGCCTACAGCGCGGACTGCGCCGTTCCGAGCAGGACATGGAGCGGTTCCAGCGGGACGCCAACGGCCGGTTGAGGGACATGCGAGGCCGGTTCGTGGCCGAGGGCGAAGCCGCCGGTAGCGGGTTCGGGTCGCGGCTCGTCCGCGCCGCGTCCAAGGCCATCAAGGCCGGGTTCGGCGCGGCCGGCGCCGTCATCGCCCCGCTCGCCGCGCTGCCCTGGACTCTCGCCACGGTCGCGACCGGGGTCGTTGCTGCGGCGCCGCTGATCGCCCAGGGCGCCGGCGCCATCGCCGACCTCGGCTCCTCCGCGCTCTCCGCCGCCCCGGCGCTGATCGCATTGAAAGCCGCGATCGAGATCGCGAAATTGTCGCTGACGGCGATTTTCGCGGAAGGCACAGCGGCTCGGAAGGCCCTCGAACCGCTCACGAAGACCTTCGAGAAGGCGACCGAAGCGGGCAGCAAGGCCGCCGCACGCGGAATCAAGCCTCTCGCCGAGCAGCTACGGAAGGTTATTCAGCCGACCGTCACGAAATACATGGTCGGCGTAGGCAACGCCGCGAACATCGTTCAGCGCCGTTTCCTCAAGTGGGCGAAGTCGGCGGAGGGTGTCCGGTCGATCCGGGGGATTCTGGAACCGATCTCGGCGGCGATGCAGCGCCTCGCCCCGCAAGTGTCCCGACTCATCATCTCGTTCACGGCGATGCTCGGCCGGATCATGGGCGTGTCCACGGCCGCCGGGACGAAGGGCGCAGCTAAGGCGCTGGATTGGCTGGCTGACCGGCTCGACCGGATCAACAAAGCCTCGGTCCAGGGCGGGATGAACGACCTTCTCAAGACGCTCCGCACCGTCAAGACCGTGGTGACGACGGTCGCCGGGTGGATTCAGACGCTCATCGACGCGTACAAGATGTACACCACGCAATTCGGGCTCCTGGCCGATGCGGTCACGGTCGCTGCGATCATCTTCGGCGGGCCCGTCGCAACGATTATCGGCGTCGCGTCCCTCATCATCCGGCATTTCGGCGAGGCGAAAGCCGCATGGCTCAAACTCAAGGCCGCTTTCGCCGGGGACGGCGCCGCGCCAATCAAGGGTGCCTTCCGTGATCTACAGGAGGCCGGAGCGACGGTCCTCCCCTCGCTCAAAAAGCTTTTCGAAGCGATTAAGGTCGAGGTGCTTCCACCGCTAAAGGAAATCGGCGGGATCATCGTCAACGAACTAGTACCGGCTATCGCTGAATTCATTAAAGCAGCCGCCCCTGTAGTGGCATGGCTGGTCGACGTTCTTACGCCGATAGTATCCGCCACTTTCGCGGGACTACTGAATATCATCAAGGGCGCCCTGAATATTATTGTCGGCATCTTCCGGATATTCACCGGGATACTCACCGGCGACTGGGGAAAAGTCTGGTCCGGAGTACAGTCGATCTGCAAGGGCGCATTGCAAATCGTTTGGGCGATCATACGTACCGCGCTAATCGCCATCGGCACACTTGCTGTCACTCTCTTCCGGTTCCTCCAGAAAATATGGAATCAGATATGGTCGACAGCCGTCAGGGCTTGGCACTACATCATGGACGGAATCACCGGCGCAGTTCGGAGCGGCGCCCGCAAAGTGAAATCCGCCGTGATCGCAGTCAAGAATGGCGTATTCGGTGTCTTCTCCGGCGCGGGCCGGTGGCTCTGGAACGCGGGCAAGGCGATCCTCGACGGCCTGATCGGCGGCATCCGGTCCGCGGTCGGGCGCGTGAAGTCAGAGCTTGGCCGCGTGACGGGCCTGATTCCGGACTGGAAGGGCCCCATGAGCGTGGACATGCGCCTCCTGGAGCCGTCCGGGCGGGCGCTCATGACGGGCCTGATGGACGGCATCACCGGCGCCCTTCCCTCCCTACACGGGCTCCTCGGGGGCGTCACCAGCGACATTGCGGGCGCGGTCGCCCCGCCGACCCTGCAGCAGGTTCCAGCGTCCACGCTCGCCGCGGCGGCGAACCGCAGCGCCCGCGAGGTCCTCGTCCGCGTCCTGGTCGACGTCGAGGGCGGCGGCGACCAGCTCAAGGACATGGTTCGCGGGTGGGTGCGGGTCGACGGCGGCGGCAACGTCCAAGCCGCGCTAGGTAGCGGGTGACAATGGCGATCGGATTCCGTGACGCAGTCACCGCGTACACCAACGGCGCCACGAGCAACGCGATCGTCTTGCCGGGCTCTCTCCAAGCCGGTGACTACGTCCTCGTCTTCGGAGCCCTGTCGAGCGTCTCGGCAGGGGACCAGGCCATCGCCTCCAGCACGGGCGGCACGTGGGCGCCCCTCGGGCCCGGGAGCGTGGACGATACGAACCTTCGCACGCGCGTGTGGGCCAAGGTCCTGGAGGCATCCGACCTCGGCGCCACCATCACCCTGTCGTGGACGTCGGCGGTCAAGCACAGCATGGGTGCCGTCGCCTACTCAGGAGTGGACGCGACGAGCCCCATCGACGGGACTCCCGCGACCGCTGTGGAGGCGGGCACCGACACCACGCACGACGCGCCTGGCGTCACCCCGTCCGGGGCGAACCGATGGGTGGTCGATCTCGTCGCGGACCGCGGCGCGGCCGACACGACGATCACGGCGCCGGACGGACGGACGGAGCGCGCCGAGCAGCTCGGCAACAGCCTCGGTACGACGTCGCTGATCATTGCGGACTCCGATGGACCCGTGACCGGCGGCGTCGCGTCGGGGCCGTCGACATACACGTTCGATCAGGCGCAGGCGAACGCGGTTGGCTGGTCGATCGCCCTCACCCCCCAACCGGAGCCGACGTTCCCGCACGCACCCCTCGACGTCCGCGCCGAGCTGCTGATCGACGGCGCGTGGGTTGAGACGATCGACAAGGCGCTCAAACGCGACCCGGTCACGATCACCCGCGGCCGGTCGAATGAGGCGTCGCGCCCCGACCCGTCCAAGGCGAAGTTGTCGCTGCGGGATCAGGAAGGCAAATGGGCCGGCCGCAACCCCCGCTCCCCGTATTTCGGGTTGCTCGGCCGCAACACCCCCTTGAGGATTCGGGTCGGGGACGCCCCGCCGTACGCCTACATGCCCGGACAGTTCGGGCACTACATTTCCACTCCCGACACGGCCGCGCTCGACATCACCGGCGACATCGACGTCCGCGCCGACGTCGCCCCCGACTCGTGGCGCCCCAGCCGCCGGATCATCCTGGTCAGCAAGTACCTCACCGGTTCCGGCATTAACGAACGGAGTTGGTTCCTGCAGATCTCCGCCGATGGCACGGCGGTCTTCGCGTGGTCCACGAATGGGACGCTCGCCGCGGTGCAGACCCGCACCAGCACCGAACCCGTCCCGTTCACCCGGCGGGAACGCGGCGCGGTCCGCGCGACCCTCGACGTCAACAACGGCGCCGGCCAGCACGTCGTCACCTTCTACACCGCCGCGACGATCGACGGGCCGTGGACGCAGCTCGGCGACCCCGTCACCACCGCCGGAACCACCTCGATCTACGCCGGCACCGCGGCGCTGGAGATCGCATCCGTGACCGGCGGGACGTTCTTCTCCGACGGAGGCCGCCAGTACCACGGCCGCGTCTACGCCGCGCAGGTCCGCAACGGCATCGACGGGACGACCGTCGGCGACCCCGGCATCGCCGGGCAGACCGAAGGCGACACCTCATGGACCGGCCCGGACGGGCTCACCTGGACGGCCCACGGCCGCGCCCGGCTGCTCCGCCCGGCACGCGGACACTTCGAGGTCGCATCGTGGCCGCCGTCCTGGCACGTCTCCGGAAATGACGTTCACGTCCAGGTGCAGGCGGCCGGGATCCGGAGGCGTCTCGGCCAGGGCGCCGCGCCCGTCCAGTCCCCGCTGCGCCGCTCCATCCCCGCAACCGCGGGCGTGGTCGCTTATTGGCCGATGGAAGACGCCGGCGGCGGCTTCGCGTCCGGGCTCGCTGGCGCGCCCGCGCTTCGCGTGACCCGCAACCCCACCGCAGTCGAATACCAGGCCGATACCGATTTCGTGGGGAGCGCGGCACTTCCACGCATGGGCACAAGCCGACTCGTCGGCACCGTGCCCGCATACACGCCTCCCAATCCTCCCGGGTCTGTCATCAACGCCCAGTCGCTGATGATGCTTTTGCACCTGCCTGACTCCGCGCTTGGTGGTACGAGACAGATCGCCAGTCTCTCCACCACGGGAACCGCCGCCCGCTGGGACATGTGGTACTCAACTTCCAGCGGGGGCACATTCGGCGTCACGATCTACGACAACACGGGCACCCAAATCGTCACCGCGACATTGGTCTTCTCCGGTTCTGTGCAAGGCCGACTGTTGCGCGTCGCCTTCAAGATCCAAGAAACCGCGACCGATATCAACGCGACCGTCGAATTCACAGAGCAAGGCCGCGGGATAGATTCCTTCGAGGGGTCGGGGCAAACGGCGTTTGGGTCCTGGACAATCGGATCGGTCCGCTCGGTAACGATCGGGGACCCGGCCGACCTCGGCGACACGAGCATCGGGCACGTCACCTTGTACAACCTGGCGGCGAGTCCTTTCGACTTGGTCGACGAATTCGAGGGTTACGCCGGGGAGGTCGCCTCTGCCCGGATGGCGCGGCTCGCCGCCGAGAACGAGATCCCTCTCGTCATTGTCGGCGAGCTCGACGACACCGTAGCCCTGGGGGCGCAGCGCACGGGCGCCCTGCTCGAACTGCTCGACCAGGCTGCGGACGCCGACGGCGGGATCCTCCACGAGTCCCGTGACGAGCTCGGCCTCGAATACCGCACCCGGGCGAGCCTCTACAACCAGGCCCGCACGGTGACCCTCGACTACACGGCGCGCGGCGAGGTCCCCCCGCCGCTGACGCCGACCGAAGACGACCAGGCGACCAGGAACGACGTCACGGCCACGCGGGATGGCGGCTCGTCAGCGCGGGTCGTGCGCGAGGACGGGCCCCTGTCGGTCCTGCCGCCGGAAGAGGGCGGCGTCGGGATCTACGACGAGGAGATCACGCTCGGCGTCTATTCGGACGAGCAGCTCCCGGGCATCGCGTCGTGGCGCGTGCATCTCGGCACCTGGGATGAGGCCCGATACCCGACGGTCGTGATGTGGCCGCACACTGCCTCCCACCTGCTCGACGACATGGCGGCCCTTGACGTTGGCGACCGGTTCTCCGTCACCAACCCGCCGCCGTGGTTGCCGCCCGAGGACATTGACCAGCTCATGCAGGGATACACGGAGGTTCTCAAACCGTGGTCGTGGGAGATCACGACCAACGCCAGCCCTGCCGGCCCGTGGACGGTCGGCGTCCGGGACAGCAGCCGCCGGGGCACCGCCGGGTCCGAGCTTGCCGCGCCCGTCGACGCGGACGACACGTCGTGGTCCGTCGCCACCACCACGGGCCCGCTGTGGACGACCGACGTCGCCGAGTTCCCCTTCGACCTGCTCGTCGGCGGGGAACGCGTCACGGTCACCGCGATCACCGGCGCCAGCTCGCCGCAAGCGTTCACCGTCGTCCGCAGCGCGAACGGAATCAGCAAATCCCACAACGCGGGCGCCCCCGTGCAGCTCGCTGCGCCCGCCATCCGAGCCCTCTAGGAGGCGTCTTGCCTGACCTGCTCGCCGGAACCACGGTGAAGGCCCTCGACACGCCCCCGGCCGTGACCGACCGCGGCGATACCAGCTACGACGCAACCAACACCGCGTACTCGACCGCCTTCGTCCTGGGGACCTATGAAGACGTCGCGGTCGCGTTCATCGCCCCGACGTCCGGCCGGGTCATGGTCTTCACCGTCGCGCGGATGGTCAACAGCGGCGCGACGGCCGGCGTGCTTGTGGCCCCGGAAACGCGGACTGGGGCCGCGATCGGATCCGGGACCCAGGTGGAGACGCCCGGGGACGGGCACGGCGTCTCCCACTACGGGAACACGTTCGCGCGGATCGGCGCCTCACACATCGTTTCCGGGCTGACGCCGGGCGCCCCGTACAACACGCGACTTCTGCACCGCGTCGTCTCCGGTACGGGCAGCTTTGCTTTGCGTGAGTTGACGGTGGTGCCGCTCCCATGACCGACGAGATGTCACAGGGCGTTGAGCTGGCCATGCTGCGCGGGGAGGTCATGACCTCCCTCGCCTCGATCCAGGGCGACATCCGGCTCGTCCTCCAGGAGCAGCAGACCGCCGCACGCCGCACCGACGACCTCCAACGCGACGTGCGCGGCCTCGACAACCGGGTCGACGACATCGACCGGACCCGCGTGACGCGCGACGAGCTCGACCAGCGGGACGCGCGGATCCGCGAGGACGGCGAGAAGCGCGACACCAGGCTCCGCGAGGAAATCGCCGAGCAGCGGGCCGCGGACCAGAAACGCGCCGACCGGAAGACCAACGTCACGGCCATCGTCGTCACGCTCGTGCTCGGCGTCATCACGATCGCGGTCGGCATCGTCGCGATCATCGCCAGATAGGAGAGCCATGGACAAGGAACCCCTGCCGCCCGTGCCGAAGGACGGCGCCGGGCCCACCGAGACCGATGAGGACGACGTCCTCCGCGGCCTGTACGGCGAGGCGGAGAACGGCATCTACCGGGGCGAGGGAGCCGAATGAGCGCTGCGGGGATGCTCGCCGAGGCCCGCAAGTCGATCGGGATGGCCGGCCGCCCCAACCGGATCACCAAGGAGTACGCGGAACGGCACGGGGACGAGTTCCTCAGAGCCGCCTGGTGCGACATGGCCATCACCTACTGGGCGCGGCACAGCGGCAACACCTCGGCCGTCCTGCCCGGCGGAGACCGGGCGTACACGGTCTGGCATGCCGACGATTTCAGGAAGGCTGGACGGTGGTTCAGCGGGACGACCGCGAACGTCGATCAGGCGCGGGCCGGCGACATCGTCTTTTTCGACTGGGGCGCCACCAACGCGATCGGCGCAATCGACCACGTCGGCATCGTCGAGAAGGTCCTCGGCGGCGGACGCCTCCAGACCATCGAGGCCAACACGGGCGATGCGGTGCGCCGGCGCATCCGCTCGTCGAGCGTGATCGCCGGGTACGGGCGCCCGGACTACGCCAGCGCCGGATCGCCGAAGCCCCCGGCTTCCAAGCCCGCCACGTCGAAGGTGCCGCGCTGGCCGGGCCGGTACCTGACGCAGCCGCCCATCATGTCCGGCGCGGACGTCCGCACGTGGCAGGCACGCATGAAGGCGCGCGGCTGGCGGATCGACGTCGACGGCGCGTACGGGCCCGGTTCCGAATCGATCTGCCGGGCCTTCCAGCGAGAGAAGGGCCTCAGCGTCGACGGAGTTGTCGGCCCGGCCACCTGGCGCGCCGCATGGACGGCGCAGATCACCTAAAGGAGAAGGTCATGCTCAAGGTCTCCGCCTACTGGAAGACCGTCATCGCCTCCCTGGCACCCGTCCTCGCGACCATCGTGGCCGCCGTCGACGACCAGGCCCTCGACACGTCCGAGCTGATCACGATCGGGGGTGCGCTGCTCGTCGCGCTCGGCGTCTGGCGCGTCCCCAACAAGGTCGAGGATCCTCCGGTCCGCGACTACCGCGGCATCTAGGCCCCTGGCGCGTTCCAAACTGGCGTCGTAGCCTGAGCCCGCGGACCCGGGGGAAACCCGTTCTCGGACGGGTCTGGGATACCGGCCGGCCCCTGCTCTCTTCGGAGGGCGGGGGCCGGTTTCGTCGTGCCTGGGGGCCGGGCCGCGACCCCGGGACGCCCCACGCGCTGAGGTGTTGTCCCGAGGCCGCGGCGTCTAGAAGGGGCGGCGCACCCAACCGGGGGTGGTGGGCACGCCGCCCCACCCGCGGCCCCGGCCGCCGCGTTCCACCGGGGGCCGCGGGGGTCTACTTCTTGTCCTTGGGCTTCGGCGGAGGGTCGGGC